AACCCTGTGTCCTTATCAACGAAATATGCTTCTAGTGTAGGAAGCCATACGTATTGTGCTGATAATGGTGTCATTGTTGCTGCCCTCTTGCTGCTAATGCGCCGTATAACGATGGTTTATAAACTTTACTTGCAGCACTTCCAGTTGCACCCGCTGCTTTGCCTACTAATGATGTGACTGCTCCTAATCCTGAATTTTTTAATATCCACGGCAAAGCTTTTTGTCCAATTAATCCCCCTAGTAATTCTGAACCTTCACCAAGATGCGATCCAAATACCGCCCCCGCTGCCATGCCCGCCATGTGTGATACTGCATCTTTTGCAGCTAAACTATTTTTAAAACTGTCAATCATATTATTTGTAGAAGGTGTTAAAAATGAAGTTAATCCTTGTTTATCGAGATTATTTATCGCGTTGTTAAATGCTTCTGGCGTTTTTTGGGCTGCAGGCGAACCTAATTTATCAAAAATGATCTTATCCCATGAAGATTGTGGTAAATCACTAGCTATTTTATTTGTTGAATCTTCAGGATTAGCAAAATAACTCGAGACATTTTGAGGGTTTTTAATTTGTCCGGTTGCAATTTTATTCAAAGGCGGATCAATACGATAAGGAACTACATTTTGAATGTAATTAGCTTTTGCTGTTTGATACTGATTTGCAAAATTTGTGCCATTTGTTGAATCATAATTATTTAAAGATGATGTCATATCCCCATCAAGCGCATTTTTAGCTTTTATTTGCGCTGATAGTGTATTACTACCTGCTTGATCAAGCATTCCACGTTGTTGCGCTTTTTGTAGTGATCCAATATTCGCGCCAAATTGGCTTGATAATTCCTTACCATTGGAAAACGTAGGATTATTTAAAAAGTTTTCATGCAGATCATTAGTGTCAGTATCAAAAGTATCATTTACCGATTTAGGCAAAGCTAAATATTTACTTTGCGTAGTGTTTTCGTCATAAATTTTATTGTTACCTACTGCATTCATAATAGGTTGATAATCTTCACCACTTGCATTTTTAGCTTTCTCATAAGCCTCGCGCACATCTGCTGCTAGCGATATGCCATTGGCTTCTAATCCGTTAGGATTTCCAATCGCTTGAGTAATATTATTCATTTTTGTTTCAGGACTAATTGCTTGATAAATAGACTTTAACCCTGCGCCTACTAGTGGAATAGCTGAGAGACCAGCAGAGATTGCGGCATCTGTGCCCGCTCCCTGAACTGCTTGACCTGGTTGCGATTGAGTTGCGCCGTATAAGGCTGCCCCTAAAACATTCTTTATTGCACCACCTGGTAGCAATGCATAAGGCGCGCCTTGCGCTAAATTCTCAACTAAGTTAGGAGCTAATGCCGTAGGTGATGGAGAACCGTAGACAGAAGGGGCATTATTGATTTCTTGCGATCCCCATCCATAAAGTTTATTGCCAAGCGCTGTTGCTCCTATACGATCCAACCCTGCACCGATATCCTGCGTAATGTTTCCACCGAATCTTGAAGCACCAATATTGATAGGTGCCATCATCTGTTGACCCTGCGTCAATATGCTTGGCGATTGTTGCGGTTGTTGTGCTGGCATTGCGCTTGCCATACCTTGGCCTGGAATATCAGCCAAAGAAGGCGTATAGCCACCAGATTGTGCAGCTTGTGGAATATCAGCCAGACTCGGGGTATATGCCATTATTGCCCCCCTAGTTGCTTTCTAATTGCAGCTTGTTGCGAAGGGGATTGCTGCCCATACCATGACTGAAATTCTTGCTGATTATTGAACGTTGGCATTTGAACAGGTGGCGCGCTAGGTGCATTCATAGCCCCATACTTCTTTAAATCAGCCGCAACAGGTGTCACAGTCGCACGCATTCCAGCCGTGGCCTGTGAAATTGCTTGCGGCGTTAAATAATCCGGCCACGTATTTTGGTAACGCTTATTTATTGAGCCTGTAGATGGGTCAACCGCTGGCCTATCAGCTTGATATTGATTCCATAATGTTTTAGCTACCTGCGGGTTTTCTATCCCACGTTGCCGAGCTGTATTAAGAAATGTTTGATATTCCTGTTGACGGTTAATAAACGCTTGCATTGAGTCCACACTGGCCGCTTTTGCGTCAGGATCAAGTAAGCGACTTGGTTTCAGCAGCGGAGATATTTTTAAACCTTCTACCGTTGTGTTTGGCTGAAGCGTATTAGCAAAATTAGCGGCTAAATTCCTTGATGCTTGATCCGCATTTTGCTCATGAGAAATATCACCATTTTGATCAAGCACAGTCTTTGCAATTTTACCTGACCAATTCGATGGTATCTCACCTTCAAAAGCACCTTTTAAGTTTGATTTATCATATTCTGCGCTGAATTTATTAAGATTCTGCTGCATTTGCGCGGCATTGTTAGATCTGTCGGCTGCCTCATTCTGCGCTGCATTCCAATCTGTAATATTCTGCGTAGCGTTAGCCGCATATCCCGCTTGCTGAGCATTCATTTGCTGCATCATGGCGTAAGCTCTTGCCATAGGGGATTGATTGTTTTGTTGGATAGCAGGCGCTAAGGGGTTGCCGCCTGTAGGAGGAGGCGGAACATTCGGCCATCCTGTTAACGCAGGCGGCAAAGTTGAAAAGCCAGAAGCTTGACCACTTGGCGTACCTGCTGGTACACCTGGCGCGCTTTGATTAGCGCCATTGACCAATGAATTAAAGCCAAAAAGTTGCCCTGCATTCCCACCAGCCAATAGCGCAGGATTAGCAGATTCTACATTGCTCACGCCAGCCGCCCCTCGTGACTGAGCCGCTGAACCTAGCGCCTCTTGAGTTTGGGCGCCACCAATATAGCCAGCTTCTGCCTGAGCTTCTGGGGTCAATCCTTGCTGCGTATAAGCGGCTGTTGCTAGCGCTTGGGAGGCTTGTGCTTGCGTTAATGCTGGAAGTGCTTGGGCTTGAGCCAATGCCGCTTGCGCCATAGGATTGGCATACTGTGCTTGTGCTTGTTGCAATTGACCTTGCGCAAGTTGTTGTTGCATCTGGCCGTATTGACCCATTGTCTGCCATGCATTGCTAAGCCCCGCTAAAAAGGGATTAGCTTGTGCAAAAGTTTCAGGTTGTATGCCTTCCCACTGATAACTCATATTTTACCTATAAATATTTACTTAAAAGACCGCCAAAACTATTGCTACCAGACCCACCACCGCCCAAAATTCCGGCCAACCCTCCTAAAATGCCACCCCAAGCACCACCTTGTGTTTCGTTTTGATTGACTTGACCTGCGTAGGCGGTTTGACCCTGTCCAGATAATGTCTGTGCCATGTTACTACCGTACTCATTAGCTGCATTTGCGCCAATGCCATATATGTTGTTAGCCGAATTCATTCCTAGACCATAAGCGCCCATCGCGTTTTGTATGTATTGCTGATAGTTTTGATTCGCTAATCCACCAATGGTGCTTGCCAATGATTGCTGTTCTGCTGGACTACCTGCCATGCCACCCGCAGCAGCGGCATTATTAGCGCCCAATGTTGCTTGTTGTACCTGCCATGCATATTGTGGCGACCCCTGGAATCCTTGCCCAATTGAGTTAATAAATCCGCCAGGGTTATTGAGCAAATTGCCAATTTGTCCTTGCAGTTGATTACCTGCGTTTTGACCTTGCGCCATATATGGCGAATAAGTAGCATTCAAAATGCTTGGTATCTGGTTGTAGTACTGCATCGCATTGTTGGCAGGATTAGGCATATTCAAACCAGCAACGCCAGAGCCAAGCAAAGCGCCCGCCCCCATCATTCCACCAAAACCACCATAGCCACCTTGTTGCATAGGAACCTCAACTCACTTTGTACAAAGGGCGCGCATACTGCACACCGTTAATATTCACAGACTCGTACATTTCTGGCGCAGCAGGCGTGGGAGATGCTGCACCCGATGCTCCAACCGTTGTTTGTGTCGTTACACCACCAGCACCCGCCGCAGTTGCTATCTGGCTATAAGTTCCAGTGTTATTAATCATTGCCGCATTTTGATCCGAGTTATAAATAAGGCGCTGAGTATTATTAGAATTATTTAATGTATTAAAATTATCTCCACCCTGCGCCGGTAAGACTGTACCCTCATTAGAATTGTTCTGATTTAATGCTGTTAATAATTGCGAAAACATTTTTTGCCAAACAGGATGCATATGCCCACTCGCAGTTAATAATTTTTCTTTTGGTAAATTAGGAACTATCATCGTCGTAAACTTATAAAGCCCCCCGAAACAACTACTCGCCCCAATGTATTCCACCGAAAACGTAACGTAATATCATTGCCAGTAGCGCCCAGGTTATAAATTGGTAATGCATTTCTGCGCATACCAGTCCTAGGCAATTCCATAGATGAAACGTTGTAAAATGTATAGCCACCATCTTGCGATAACGATGTATCTAATCTATTCGATAAATAATTAGTTGTAGTGTTATCCGGCAAATTCTGCGCAGTCGGTATATAGTTCTGATTTATTCCTGACTCCATTGTGATATGCACCGCTTGAATTACTGATCGCGCATTATCAGGCCAGCGAATATTCGAACACGTACGAATACGTGGAATTACTAAACCGTTATATGAGGTAATTGACGAAGACATCTTGTAAACGTTCCCGTCTAATAAACTCACGAAATAATTAGAACCATTAAAATAAACAACTCTGCGTGCAGGGTGATAATTCATCATGTCATCGGTTAATGAAAACACTTGTGCAGGCTGCGAACTTAAATCAAATAAATACGTCAAATTGTCTGTAACAAACGTGAGCTGATAATAAGGATGACCAGCCTCACGATACATAAATCCGTAGCAATCTGTCGGCGCTTTTAAATTCTGGAAAATATAATCAAGTCCATCATTTGACATTCGTTGCGGCTGATTATCTAAATACATCATATAAACAGAGATATTTGATTTCTCATTTACGCCCAACCAACAAATTGTATTATCCAATTTACCAATTGTTGATTGATTAACTAAACCGTAATCAATTGCCGTAAAGTTATCGCGCTGGTATGGAAATATTTGCAATCCAGCGTCAT